CACCCCAGTTTGTCAATGATTCCGTAAAATCGTCTTCATTAGCGTCTGTTGGAATCTTTTTCTCGTTTGCTCCTAAAACAAAGATTTTGTTTCTTATGCGGTGAATGTCCTTTCGGTATTCGCTAACCTCAATCTTTTCCGAGAGGCTTACAGCGCTTGTTTTGCTGTTCCTCGGGAAAAACTCGAATTTCCCGTCTGGCGCTATGCGGAAATCATAGCCTATTACGCCTTGCTTGTCGCTGCTTTCGGCAATGTATTTGAGGATGTCCCAAACTGGAGTGTTCTCGTATTCCAACCATGTATAGGTTGTATCAGTGTTTTCAACAAGCTCCGTTCCGTCTCTAACATGGCTTAAGCCCGCATAATAATCAAGCAAGTGTTTGACTATATCTTCGCCCTTCATGTTCGCAAATGTGCCAGTGAAAACACGGCGGAAGAGACGTTCACCCCAGCATCGCCCGCTAACTCTTGTGTAATGTTCTGTGGGTGTGGATTCATGTTTGATGCTTTCAATGCGGCAAGTGATAATCTGCGGAACATTGTTGCCTCTTCCAATACTTATGCTGCCATCCATGCCAACAGCAAGCGGAATAGAACCGTTAGGACTGTACTTTCCATTCCAGTTTTGCAGTAGTAAGTCGAAGCTGCTGACTTCTTTGGTGCAGCCTAAATGCACACGGCACTCGATTACATCGCTTTGAGGAATTCCATAACTTCCAAAGGCTATGGTCATTTTTGGGATTTCAATGCTCATGGTTCAACGCCTCTGCGATACATTTCTTCCTCTCCAGTTCGGACTATGGTGCGTGTTCGTGTGGGCATTTCGGAAACTGCAGCGTTATACTCTTTGACGGATTCTGTTGCGGCGTTCATTTGGCTGGCGAAATACCACATGGCAGCTGCTGCACCGATTATGACTGCTATTCCAACGCCTGTTAGAGCAAGCCAAGTGGCATAAGAAATGTTAAGTGCGTTCTGGGCAGCGGTTGCAACTCCGCAGGCTACAGCGTAAACTTTCTGGGCTACGGCTACGCCCCATGAAGTGCGCATAAACATGCCTAACACGCTTACAACCAGCATGGCGCTGTTGAAAACCCGAGCCTGCTCATCGTTTAACAAGCCAAACTGGTGGGCTATATGCCCAATAGCTGTTCCAGTAGCCCCTAAACCAGCAATGGCCGAGCCGAGGCTTTTAATCCGCACACTCAAAGCTTCAGCATCAGTTTGGATTCTTGCAAACTCGTGGCTTGCACGGTTGACGGCACGGATGGTGACGGCTATTTCTCTGAAGCTCATTGTAAACCAGCCTCCGCTTTGGCTTGGTCGATAGCCTCGCAGATGATCTGTTCAAGCCTTGGCAGATGCTCCTGAATTGCTGGGTAAAGGTATGGCTGGGCTTGCATGTAGCGGGTACCAAACTCTATGAAAATGGCGTAGGTGGCTTCTGCGCCAATTTCGGCAACCCACTCCTGAATTTTCGCGTAAATGCTGCTGCGCAAGTGTCCCGTTCTTACTGGTGCAAGCTGTTTAGCTAAGGCTTTTACGTCTGCAGCCCAGCTTGCCAAAAGCCTATGAACATGCCTTTGCATTCCGCTGTCAAACTGCTGCATTGCTTGCTTAAACTCTTCTATGCCTTCAATGTCGCAGGTTATTTCGATCGCCACTTCGCCTCACGCTCTGCTTTCTGTTTTTCCTCCTCTGCTTGGCGGTCTAACTCGTTGAGGATGACAATGAATTGTTGCACTGTTTTGGCGGGTTGCTTTTGTAATTCTTTGATGGTCCAACCGAATTCTTTGCAGAGTCTAAACTCCGTGATGGCTTGGTTTGGTTTTTGGCGTCTGAGGGCTCGGATAAAAAAGCTGTCTCTTCCGTTGTTAGGCTGTTAAGCCTGTTTACAACTTGGCTGAACAATTCACCGAGGCCTATTGGGATTCCCTCTTCTTCGCCGAGTAGCTTCTCAAAAGTTATGGGCTTGTTGGGAGGTTGTTCCCTAAGCGAAGCCCAAATAGTTTCTGCTTGAATTGCTACATAATCGCTTGTGACAACTTGCCCAGTGTGTTGGCTGTATTTTGTGTATTTTTGGATTATTCGGCTGCGTTTTGCCCATGTAAGTTCTTGGAAAACGTATTTGCCCGCGTATTCTTTTCCGAATCTTTCGTCTATTTCAACGGTTTCTTTTCGCATTTTGAATCATCTCCATGATTGCTAAGCGGTTTTTGATGGCGGTGTTAACGTCTTCAAGGATGATTTCTTGCATCCATTTTGGCAGTTTTAATATGCGGATGCCGAGTTTTTCCCACATTTGAAGCCACTTTTTGCGTAATTCGGCTTCTCGCCCGAAATTTTCTAAAATGCTAACCTCAACAGCCATTTTAATCACCTCAGCTTATGAAAACGTCTTTTGCAACAAACCTCGCCTTTAGAGCCACAAGGTCTTCGAGGCGTGTAGGTGCAGACACATCTTCCCATTTGCAGTATTTGAATAGGGTGCTGTTTGAGCTGCCTAAACCAAATTTGAGGCTGAATTCTGCATCGTTTATGATGTCTTCAAACTCTGCCTTATCTTCAAACTCAAAAGTCAACTCTCCGCTTAGGTTTCTGTGGCGGGCTGGCAAATACTTAAGCAAGTGAGCGTTTGACTGGCGTATGACTGGCACTGGTTTAAGGTTGTTTTCTATTGTGAACTTCCAATCTGTCACTCGCTCAACAGCTGTTGGGTTTGAGCCGTCTGCCGCTCCTCGCTGGACAATGCCTTGGTTGTAGGGTATTGCTCCAGAATAGTCCGCGTATGTGGCTCCTGAAATTTTGTTTGTTCCAATAGCTACGTCTTGCCCAACCAGCTCCACGGTTGCCTTAACAAAGTCTTCTATGCTGCATTCTACTGTTAGCTTGTCTATTCTGCAGCCTTTGTAGAGTAGGCTGATTATGTCGGTGGCTGAGACAAACAAGCCTTTGTAGTAGATTACTTGAAGGCTTAGGCTGTTTAATGTTTGTGCGTGTTGAATGAAAGCGATAGGCGCATCGCTTGGCAGTATGTGGTTAATCTTTAAGGTGGGTTTTCGCAATCCCGTTTTTATAGCGGTTAAATCTCTGTTGCCTATGCCACGCACTTTGATGAGGCTTGGGTCGATTCCTGCATCAACGTTTTCCGATAGGATTCCAAGCATAGAGGGGTTTGCTGGTGTTTCGCCGTAGATTGATTCTGCAACGAAGTACACGCGGCATTCATGTGCTCCATATGTTTCAACCATTTTAGAATGCGCCTCCAACGTCCTCGAAGAACCATGATTTTAGTGTGAGCTCTGTGCGGTAAATGAAGGGTTTAACATCCACTCGGTCAGCGTCTCGAAAACTAACCATGTCCAAATAGGTTATGCTGTTTACTGTGACTGCGCAGCTGCAAAAGTCGCTGTATAATATGGCTGGTGTAGAGCCGTCGCTTGGGTTTGTTGTTTTCGCAATGAGCCAAACATAACCATTGTCGTCGATGAAGTCTGTTAGGTTTGAAGTTAACGTGATTGTTATTGTTTCATCTGTTTCGCCAGTTCCTTGAGCTTGATTTTGCCAAGCATTCGCCACATGATTCCAAACTTTGATGGTTGCGCCGTTCCCTGCTGGAGCAGTGCCATACCCTTCAAAGGCTAAAACAATCTTTTTGACAGCTTTTTCTCGAGAATCTATTTTGAAGCGGAAAAGCATTAAGGCGTATTCGCCGTTGACGTTGTGGCTTTTGCTGTAGCGATTGTCATCGCTGTACCAGATTTTCTGATATTCCAAGTCTGACAGTTCGTTCCAGCCTGCATGGTTGGGAGAAAGCTCGTCTGCTGAGCCGGCACTATAAGCCTTATGCGTTCCTGTGGGTTTTCCAACACCGGCAAAATAATAGAGCGTTTCATTAGGCTTGTTGCGGTTCTGCCTTACAATGCGGTTGACCTCTTCAACCATTTTTTGGCGGGTAAGCATGTCTTGGCTCCAAACGTTAACATGTAAGCTGGCTAAGCGTCTGCGAACCCTACCAGTCATCTCGATTTTGGTGTCTCTGCTTTCCGTAAGCCCTACGGTTATTTGTCCATCAACGTTTTTGAAGAGTTCACGGTCAAGCCACTCGCGGCTTACGAGTATGGAAGCAAGCGAACCGTCCTCTTTGACTACTCGCATGTTTTTGTTCAAAAGCCTAACAACCGTGTCAACTGGGTTTTCCATTTCGCTCACTGTCCAACGAGCCTCCTGCAATTAGCCTTGAAGTAGGCTGTTTCGCCTTTCCAGTCAAAGGCTTGAACGCCGAGAACCTCGTAGTCTACACCTTTCCGTCTTACCTTGTCATGTTGCCTTAATGGTGCAAAAGTGTAAACGCTGATGTAGTCGTTTACCATGTAGCCGGGTTCTATGAACACTTCTTCAACTCGGGTTGGCGAAACTATGGCTGGTATGTCGATGCCTTCGCCGTAGGAAACTGTTTCAGCAGCCTCTATAACTGGATAAAGCGTTATGTTTTCGCCTTTTGAACGCAGAATCTGTGTGAAGCGTGTTTGTGGCTCTTCATAGTTTAGGAAAAGCCTTGCAAGCCAGCAAACCGTAGCCATAGCTTGCTTGTTCTCAACATAACTGTAATCAGTGTGTTTGGCGCCCCAGAACATGAACTGGTTTTGGTGTTTTTCTATGATTTTCATGCTGTAGGCGTAGCTTGGCTTGTCATGGTTTCGGCGTATTCGCCAAAGGATTCCGCTTGTCACAGCATCATAATAGTCGCATGCTGGAAACCGTGTTGTTACGTCTATGTAGCCAGCCCAGCATATGGCAGGATTGTAAGCTGGATATTGCGCTGAAGCTCGAATGCTATTGATAAAATTGTAAACCTTTTGGCATGAAAGGCTCCAGCCCTCATACTCGTATAAGCCGAGTAATGCGTAGGCTAATGGGTCATCGTAAATCTCGTTTTCCGCTAAGCCTACACGGTGCCATTTGTCATCTGAAGGGTCAAAGTAAAGCCAAAGGTTTTCAAAGCCTTCCCGTAGAAAGCTTACAGCCTTAGCCATCATGGTCTGATATAGGCTTGCGTTTGCCATGTCATGCTTTTCAGCGAGCATTTTGAGGCCTATAAGCCCGTAAAGGCATTCAACATCCATTTGGAGAAGCCAAGCATCTGTTATTGTGACGGCTCTTGCGAACCCGCCATAAGCTTGCTGGTCCTGCATGGTTTTTAGGAATGTCCCAGCAGCAAGTTTAGCCGCATTCAAATAATCCATGTCCTTCGTAAGCTCATAGGCTTTTAAAAGCGAAGGAATGACACGACAAACGTCTACGGCATAATAGTAAGTGCTGTTTTCGGCGGATTTGAATCCTCCATAAGCCTTTTTCTGCTGGTCTGTGCACTGCTGCGTTAAGAGCCAGTCAGCAAGGCTTACTATTTTGTTGTAAATGTCTGTTTTTCTGTCTTCAAACTGTTTAGTTTGATGGACTTCATAGAGGAAGTCTATTGCGAAAGCTGCTGCAAAAGATGCTCTTCCCCAAGCAAGATATGGCCCAGACTCAGGGATAACGTAAACGTAAGGCGCATAATCCATAACGAAGGTGTAATAGGCTTCGGGAACAACGCCCATTTTCTTTATGGTCCCTCCAGAAGACTTATGCCAAACCGTTTCTGTCTGGCTATGAACCGCTCAACCTGCTCCTTTAGAAATTCGAGCTGTTTTCCAGCGTCTGAAGAAACATGTAAATCGCCTACGGTGAAGTCTAAGCCGACTCCTGAGCCGCCGGAAACTTTGCAGTAGCAGTAGATGACTGTCAAGTTGCGTATGGCGTTGGCTTCTGCTTCTGTGCAGTCTTCAGCATTAAGCGTCTTTCCAATTTCTTCGCTTAAGAAAGCTGCAGCTTCATCTCTGAAAGCTAAAACATCTTCATCGCTTATGTCGGCTGTCGTTAAGCCTAAGCGTTTGCGAATTTGGTCTGCTGTAACCGAAGCCATAAGCTATCCAATAAAAAGAAGCGTTTGAAGAGGCTAAAAAGGAAATCTGAAACAAAATTTTAATTAAAAACTTGTTTAATGAAAGGAAAAATTCAGATTTGCTTAAAACTGTCTGTTTTCGTCTTATTTTATGTGTGGTTATGGACCGATGAGCAAAAAGGTGCTTAAACAGTTAAGCGAACTACAGCTTGGCGATTTGGTTGAGGTTACTTGGCTTGATGCTTCAAGGGGTAGACTTGAAACGGTTGAGGAACTACGGGAGGCTGGAGCTGCTGGAGCAGAAATCGACTTGCCTGTTACGAGTTATGGGGTTTACATTGGTTCTTTTGGAAAAAGAGCCAAACACATAGTTCTTGTGGCAAGCCAATGGCTTTTCGCTCAAGGCTATGGACAGATTGACTGCATAATAATTCCTGTCGGCACGGTTGAGAACATTAGGGTTTTACTTCCTAAACTGATGGATGCGGAAAACGTGCAAGTTTGCCAACAAGCCTTCATTCATGGTAGAGCCAGACGCCTAATGCAGAGAATAACGCTTCTGGGTGATGTGCATTGAGGAATCCTATTCGAGAGGCTTTAACAAAAACCATTCAGCTTAAGCGCGGCAGAAGGGTTGAGGTCCCGCCAAGTCAGAGGCTGCTTTACGCGGTTTACTTCAGTCTTGGCATGGTTGGCTGTTTAACCGCTCTTGAGGCTGTGCACTTGATTGTTTTGGGAAGGTGGAACAGTGAAGTTTTTACGGTTATTGCTGGGCTTGTGGGCAACGTTACGGGGATTTTCTTAACGCAAAAAACGTAACTATGAGGGGTAGGTAAAATGGCTAAATTTTCACTTCCATTTTTGATGGCGAAAAGAATCGGTGAACTACAACAGAAAATAAAGGTTGACTCGCAAAGGCTAAGGGAGAAGCTTCTACTGGAGCTTGAGAAAATCTTTGATGACGCTACTAAAATGGCGAAGGGTGAAGTCACGGTTAACGGTAAAGAGCCAACATTGAAGGAGAGGCGAATGTGGGCGAGGGTTGCAGCTTACACGGCTCAGGTTATGCAAGGCATAGCAAAGGGGTTGGATGAACGTGAAATTGACGAGCAACTGAAAGAGTTGAGGCGGCTGGTTGATGAAGCAAAGGCAAAAGCAGGAACTGGCTACACTGCATGAAGAGCTTAAAGCTTTACAAGAGAAGATTACAGAAGACCCTGTTGCTTTTATGCGTGATTATTTAGGTTTCACACCTACTGAATATCAGCTTGACTTGATTGACAAGTTTCAAAAACACCAGTTTGTCGCTGCAAGATGGTGCCGGCAAAGTGGGAAAAGCCACACAATAGCAGCCTTGCTACTGCATTATGCTATAACCCATCCAAACACAAGCATTGGCATAGTTGGACCAAGTTGGAGGCAGACAAAACTTGTCATACGCCGAATAAACCAGTTCCTGCGCAAAATCCCGAAAGGCTATTACTACAAGCCTCAACACACTATAGTCCGCCTGAAAAACGGCAGCGTCATCGAGGCTTTTCCGAATAATCCTGAAACCATTAGAGGACCAACCCTTCACATAGTTTACGCGGACGAGTTCAACTTCATAGCAAATGACCAAGAACTTTACGATGCGATTCTTTTCACGCTGGGCACAACCAACGGCAAATTCATATGCACAAGCACGCCTTGGAGCACAGACAGCATTTTCTGGCACATCTTCAACGACACAGCCTATAGCGATTTCGCAAGAAGCCATGTAACATGCGAGCAAGCCTTAGAGCCAAACGGACCTTTAAAACGGGAAATTCTCGAGAAGATTAAAAGACAGTTGGAAGGTGATCCATGGCGTTGGCGAAGGGAAATGCTTGCCGAGTGGGCTGAAGACGAAAACGTATGGCTGTCGCAAGCGCTAATAACAAGCTGCATAGACCACGCGCTGGAATACATAAACTTTGAAGAAACAGCGAAAGGCGAGTTTTATGCGGGTCTCGACTTGGGTAAACACCAAGACTACAGTGTTCTTTCAATAGTGAAGGTAGAAGATTCTTCTATAAAATTAATCCATATGCACCAATTCCCGTTAAAAACGCCATACGCAAGCGTGATAGGCTATGTGAAGACCCTATGCGACCGCTGGAACAGAATAAACAAAGTGCTTGTGGACATGTCAGGCGTCGGCGACTACATTGTCGAAGACATGATTAATGCTGGAATACGCCAAGCTGAAGGTGTCAAGTTCACGCAAGAAACAAAAGAGAAAATGGCTCAATGGCTCAAACAATGCATGGTTGAAAAAAGACTCAAAATCCCCTATGACAGCGACTTAATAGCAGAACTAAACATTGAACGCTTCGAGCTGACAAAAGAAGGAAAAATCAAATTTTCGCATCCCGAAGGCACACATGACGACCGCTTCTGGAGCTTAGCCCTAAGCGCTTACGCAGCAAGAGAACCACCAAGAAAAGAACCAACATTCACATTTGGGTGAAAAATTCTAAGTATAAATTTTTTTATAAGGTGCAACTTGATATTTAAATCTTTGAATAAGTTTCGGTGAACCAGAATTGGAAGCGGATTTCCCATTTTTGGAGAAGGCATTGTCCAGTAAGCCTGAACTGAAACAAATGATCTACGAGAACTATAGAACAATTGAATATTTGAAGTATCTTGACAAGTTGTTTCAGGATCTCTACGACTATCACTGTGAAGGTATTGAAATTAAAGCATCTGAGACAGCAACTGACTCGGTTAGGTTTCAAGCGTTAATTTCTGAACTTGAATTTGCACGGTATTTTGCGGAAAACAAGATGCATGTTGAATTTCTTCCTTGCAATGCATGGGATAGGAGAGACCCTCCTGACATGTTGGCAATGAGTAATTCTAAAGAATATGCTGTAGAAGTGAAAAACATTCAGCTTGATGACGAAGAACACGAATTTGGAATGAAAGTTGCAGAGGCTCTGAACTCTCTTAACATGTCTTTCAAGGTTGTAATTCAATCATCAAGTTTCTTGTCCACACCAGCTTACAAATATCAGACAAGAAAACAAAAGGAGGAACTTTGCGAAAACGCTCTAAGCGAATTCAAGCATAAACTACAGAATATTTCACAAACCAGTTTTCCAATCTCTATTAGCACAAGCATTGCAGATATAGAGCTGCACCCCACGAGAATGGAGCGGTCTTATTTAGGAATCACTACCATGAAGGAAGCCATCAGTCCACCACCAGATTACGAAGAAAAAATCAGATTTGAGATTATAAAAAAAGCTAAAAAAAGAGATAAATGGACTGGTGAGGAACTTGAAAGGTTCTACATCGTGTGCATTGACGATGCTTCATGGTTGTTTGATACAGATACTTATAATGTTGAGCTTTTTGGTAAAACAAACTACTATTGCTATCCCCTGTCTGTTCCCGAAGTAAGAACAGACGACAAAATAGAAAGTGCCATCAAAAATGGATGGGAAGACTATTTGAGGAAAATGTGTATTTTGCGTAATAATAGAACAGTGATTCCAGAAGATGAGAGGGGCATATTTTTTACTGAAGAATCAATGAAGAATATTACTGCTGTCCTTGTAAGGGGTAAAGGCAATTTTTACCTATTGGCAAATCCCTTCGCAGAAGAGAGAATAAACAATCCACACATCTTTGAAGATTTTAAAAATTATAAGATTGGTTGGGAATAGGTTTATTTATGCTCGTGGTTTTATTCGGACATGAACATTGTGGTTATGTTTTCACTGATTTCTTTTAGATGTTTAGCTACTTCAACTCCTCTATCGGTAAGTTTGTTGATTCTTCTTGGTGTTATGAATTGGCTTTCAATCAAGCCTTCCGTATGTAGAGCGTTTATTATTTCGCTGCACCATTGTTCTGTTATGCCTGCTCTTTTGGCTATTTCGCTGTTTTGTAATGGTCCTTTCTCGAGCAGTATAACCAGAATCTTCTGTTTAACTGTAAGGAACATGCCTTATCCATGATAATTTTGCTTAGTTTTTAATGATAAACCCTTCTGAAACTTTAATTTAAAATAGCTTTTAGCGGTTAGAATAGTGTTGGGTGTCGGTTTGGATGATGAAGAGGGTTTCGCGTTTGAGTTTGAGTTGAAGCCGAGGCTTTTGGCGACGGTGCTTTGGGGGTTAGGCATCGGTCTATGGTTTCTAACAGTTTACGCTATGCTAATTTGGCATGGATGGATCGGCAATGTTGAGGATGCGCTTTTTGTGCTTGTGAGTTTCATTTGCGGCTTAAACGCCATGGCGATGGGCTTCCTCATAGACATGCATTCGATGGAGTATAAAGGAGTCAGGTTTGGTATTCGAAGGAGAAAACGGGGAAAGAAAGAGGGATGAGGCGTTAAGGCTTTAGGGTTAGCTACGTTATGCCTGTGATTTCGCATATGGCTGTTGGTCTCTTAATGCGGGGAACTACGGCTTCGTAGACCTTAAAATGATGGTTCATGTCGACGGTTTGCATGTAGAAGGTTTTTAGGTCTTGGGCTACGCATAGGTCTGCGTTTTCCGCTCCGCTTTTGATTAGTATGGCGCTGTCTGTTCCGCCGTCCGCTGCCTTAAGCTGGCTGGATATGTAGATGTTGCCTTGAATAAGCTCTTTGATTTTCTCGATTTGGCTTATGCCCGTATTCGCTATAAGCGTGTGAGCGTCCATGAAGGCGCTTGGCTGAACAATCAAATCATAAGGAGGCGGATAATACTTGTCAAGCAGTTTTTTGGCTGCCGCTCGTACATCGTTTAATGCGTTTGGAGCTGTTGCCCATGCGCCGCCGCTTGCCTGCGTCTGCCTTCCAGTTGCAGTCGTCAATCCTTCAATGCCAAGCATTGGTTCGCCACTTATTTCGCCGTTAAGGATTAGGCGGTCTTCTTTTTGGGCGACTACGAGGGCAGCGGATTCCGCGTTCGCCGTGTCTAATGGTGTCCCGAAACGCCTTGAGGCTTCTAAGTCTCGCCAGTGAATGCGGAAGTCTTTGTGCAGTATGGGCACATTGAGGCTTTTCCGCGTATAGACTATTGTGTCTTCTGCTGGTGTTTCGCCGTACATGCTGATGTGCGCTTGGCTCATTTCAGAGAGCTCATCCCAGTCCACCGTCATAACACCAACGCCTGCCAATTGCTTAACTGGCAAGACTCGGCGCCCAACTAAAACTGGCTGAACAGCCCTTACAACAGCTTCGTCAAGTTGTCGCCATTCCTCTTCGCGTAACGGTGCCTGCGCTCTTCCAACAAGCGTTAACGGATCCATCTCTATATCACCAGCCTAACCATGATGGATTTGTCGGCAGCCGAAGCATCAACACTTTCCTCAGCATAAGCCACGATAGGACCATAGGGCGGAATGCTTCCAATCTCCTGCAGGTCTGGCTGAGCAGCGTTGGAGGTTACTTGTGTAGATCCTGAGGGCACGATCACGGATATGGTGGCTGCAGCCTTCAGTTTCCCGTTTGAAGCACAAACAAGCGGAGCACCTTTAACAACGTTGTTTCCGCTCGCCAAAGTGGCTACCACAACTGCAGGAGCTTTCAGAACGCGAACTGGATGCTTGTCTGGAAAGGCTTGTGTGATTGCATATCTTGGATCTGCGTCTAAAATGCCTAAGGGCTTTTGTTCTCCGTCTCCTGCAAGCGTTACTTGGTGATCTGCTGTGCCTTTTTTAACGAATAGTCCGGGCTTGCAGCTTGTGCCTTCTGTTATTAGCTCTTCAACGATGGGGTTTCCGCCAACTAAAATCTTGTTAGAAGGTTTAACAAACGGCATGGCTCATCACTGCTCCTTTTTGTGGTAGAGGCAGCCAACCGTCAGCCTGTTTTCGCCTTCGCCTATGGTTGCTCCTGCGCTGCGAACGTTTTTCACTGTGCCTTTGACGCTGTCAATGCCTTTCTGAACAAGCCTCAACTGTGCGAGGTCAAGTTTTTCCAGTTCTTCTTTTGAAAGCGTAGACTTCTCTAAAATTGATTTGATTGCGAGTTCTCTTTCCCTTTCAACGTAGGCAGTTAACGTTTTAGTAGCTTCAGTCATCGTGGTTTTCAGCTTCTCGTTTTCAGCCTCAAGTTCAACAATCCTCGCCTTTAATGTTCCAATATCCTCTGTCTGCCTTTCTTCACTCATAGTCTTTCACGAGAATAGTCATCGCAACATGCAATATGGGTTCAGCGAGAGTTCAGCAGTCGAACATTATATGGATTTTGTTGGTTCAGCGAAGTGGAATTTTCAACAAGAAAAAGTGTGGGACAGAGACCACTTATAATAATCTCATCTCCAAGCCCTAATCAAAATATAGATGCACATTTCAAGCACATATACCAACATAACGAGTTTTCAGATGAAAGTAACAAATAAAAATTAAATGACCTATAATAAAGGCGGAGAGATTTATGGTTCGTGAAGAGCAATATTACAGAAATGTTGCAATATGGCTCGAAAAAAATGGATATTATGTAGGACGTTATAAGCCTAATGTTTATAGAAAAAAAGAATTATTTATTAAAAGAGGTGAGAAAAAGGCACAAGTCGATGTTGCAGGGGTCAAAAATGTTGGGAAATCATATTTTGACGAAATTGAGATCGCAGTTATTGAAGTAAAACATTCGAATTATCCGAGAGCCATGACCTTAAGGGAACTGGAACAAACTAAAAGTTACCAAGTGTATGCCCATGTTTGTTACTTGGGAGTTACAGAAAAAATTCAAATTACGCAAGAAAACAAAAATGATGCTAACTATAGAGGAATCGGGCTATTGAAAATACCTTTTGATTTTTACAAAAAGAAACCTAACCAGATTCGAACCGGAGATATAGAAGTTGTAGTTCCCCCTAATAAGGGAAAACCTCAAAGCGAATCAGAAATGTTAGAATTTTTAGCAAGACTGGATATACTTAGGTGCACCATATGCGGTTGCTATTTTATTTCAAGCGAAGTGTATGAGGAAGAGTTTCCGTCTCTTCCACCAAAAGGAGGAGCGTTTAAACGATTAGAAAGAAACAAAGTCTTTGAGTTATTCCCCGATAAAATAGAAGACCAGTATGATACGCGGCATAGATATTGGAAAAGCAAAATTTGGCGGCATATATGTCTTTTGTGTGCTGAAGATTTGGCAAAGCTCTACAAGATGCACGCACCAAAATAAAGAGAGTTTATTCCATGTTTTTTAACTGTTTGAGTAGGATGTTTGCTTTGGCGATTATGCTGTCTGCTGATTCGTAGCCTTCCATTTGTTTTTTGATGTTCTCTGGAAGGGTTTTGGCTTCTGGCAGTTCTGGGTTGTAGCGGACTGTTATGCCATAGTTTAATGCTCGTTTGACAATCCGTTCATAGATAATGTTCCGTTCGTTTTGTTCGTATTCTTGTCTGAATTGGCTCCAGCGGGCTAAGGCGTTTCTGCATCGGTCTTCTGGCACAAGCGGATAAGCGTAATTCACAGGGTCAGCGTAGTCTTCCTCATTCTGCGGATAATCTTTCGGCGGAGTTAAATGCCCTTTATCTTCTCGGAATTTTATGCCGTATTTCTTTTCTCGCTCTTCTGCAGCCTTGCGCAGTTTTTCTCTTTCGCTCTCTTCATCTTGCTTCTTCTCCGCTATGTTGCCTTCTTCTCGTGTTGCTGGTTCAAAGTTTCCGCCATGGTCTTGGCAGTGTTTGCGGGCTTCAGCTTCACTCCATGTTTTGATTGGGTAGCGGTAGGCTTGCTCAACCGAGCCTGCTTCAGACTTGTCTTTTGGTTTACCGTAAATGACACGGTAGGTTTTTCCGTTGTGTTTTCTTTCGCCGCTGCCCACTATGTTTAGTGTTTCTGGATCTTGTAGGCGACAGCTGTGCTCGTTTGGGTATGGGTCTGCGCCTTTAAGCGTGTCAACGCCTATTCCGCACAGTGGGTAGCTGCATCTTCCCTGCCAGCTTCCAACAGCCACATGGTCGATGAGAATGTCTTTCTTAACATAGTCGTAGTGTTGCCCCTTAAACTCTCCAGATTGTGGGATACAGTCGAAGAAGAAGCCTATGCTGACGCTTCTGGCTTTGCCAGTTTTGATGTCTTCAAGATATTGTGGACTGCAACGGTTTTTGAAGAAAACCAACTCCGCCTTTATTCTGTCCTTGTCAAACTTGGCGTTTCGCACGGTTCCGCGGATAAGCTGAGGCTTGGCGAGGATTATTTCTGGCGGGTGCTCCTCGACAACCCAAGCATTCATGGCTGTGAAAGCAGCCTTCTCAACCTCTGATGCAGGCTCGTAAATTAGCATGCCGTCATAATCGTAAACGCCTTCTCGAGTAATGACGGCTGGCACAGTAAGCGTTTCCGCGTCTTCCTTAATTTGGAGGCTGTCAGCCTCAACGCTTTTCAATCCATACTTCCGCATAGGCAACAGGCGCTCCTGAAAGGTTTAAGCGGATTTAGCCGTGTCAACGAGTTTTTGCAGCCAAACCGTCACAGCTGTAGGTCCAACCAAAGCGGTGTAAACGTCAAATGTTAAGCCAGTAACGTCCAAGCCTAAGGCTGAAAATGCGCCAATTGCTACTGTCCGCAGAAACTTACGCCAGTTGAAAGGCTTGTCTTGCGCCGAGTAACCGAGGAAAGCATAGATTAGAGCTGCAATAACTCCCAAACTGACATTGAGCGGATTCATTTATTCACCTAAAATGGGAAAAAATAAGCGTGCCTTTTAGGTTCAGCGAACAGACCGCTTTAAGCTAAAGACAGTGGTTTCTAAATGTTTTGAAACAAATAATGGATTTTGGACAAAATATCCCAAACCAAAACTTTAAAGGATTGCTGAATTTACATGAATATAAGAGGAATAAAAAGTAATGATAAAGAAAATTTGGAGAAGTGCTCTCAAAAAATTCAAGAAGCATCAAACAACGATTGCTTTTTTGAGCTTTATTATTTCAATAATATCCCTTCTACAGCCATTTATAATTAGAGAACAAACAACTTTAATTCAAAGGATACGTGTCATAGAACTGCCAACAATCACTGAAGCTCATGCTTCTCCTCAAACAACATTACATATGTCGGCATCTGTTACTGCAATAGTTGAATATCCTAATGGCACATTGAAACAGCTTACTCCATAAACAAGATAATTTCTCATTCTGAAGAATTCAAGTATTAACGTTTTAATCCGTATTCTTCTGTCCAGCTGTAGAATGTTTGTTTTCCTATGCCGAGTTCTTTGCAAATTTGGTTTACGCTTTTGCCTGCTGCTATTCTGTCGGCTAAGAGCTTGTCTACTGGTTTTCCGAATTTACGTTCTAACTCCAGTTTTCTTTTTGATGTTGCTGAGCTGATGTTTTGAGGGGTTCCGTTTTGAAGTTTGCTTAATCCTAAGACTACGTCTGCGCCTGGGAGCCGTTCTAAGCCTTCAAGCTGTCTTATTTCGTTGATTGTCATCCAGTTTGTTTTTAGCTGTAGGCTGCGGGTTTTGTCGAGTTCTGCGGCTGCTTGGTCTCTTGGGTTTATTTCGAATCCGCCAAGCCAGCTAATCCTGTAATGCACGTCTGGAATCTGTTTTGTTTCCATAAGCCTGTCAATTAAATCCATGATGTAGGGTTCGTATCTGCTTTGGCAGTCGCTTATCTGCTTGAAGTATTCGCGTTCGTTTACTTCGCTTCCTGCTAATTGTCCTGCTTGGGCTCCGCGTAGAATTGCCATTGGAATGCTTGTGCCTGCGCTTATGTTTTCCATTATAGGCGTGTAGTAGGGTTCTGGGTCTAAGGCTCTTCCAGCTAAGCCTTTAAACTCTATTGTTGTGTTTTCGTCTGCCCACATGCTTGTCTGCGCTGTTAACGGTCCCCATTGACGCTTATACTCTTCTATTTCTTCTCGTGTTGCGCCTTTGACGGTTACGACTGGGAAGCCGCTGCCGTAACGGTACATTGTTTGTCCCATGCCCCAACGAATATTGCGTAAAACGGTTAGGTCGTCCCAGACGGGCTCGAGAACGCTTATGCCCTTCCAAGGATGGTCCAAAAGGCGAGTAGCGAAATGAATGACTCGGCTAAAGTGAACCTCAACCTCTTCATTCTCCGCTATTTTTATCTTGTAGGTTTCTGGCAAGCCGAAGCGTACGCTCTGTCTGTTCTTGTCTGTTTGGACGCTTGTTATCATGGTTGGGGCGTAGGCTTCGAGGCTAACGATTTTCTCAGGCACAGAAACAGGGTCTTTAAGGGTTAAGCCTTTATCCTGATAGCCCACCACGATTATGCTCCAGCCATAAGCCCGTTCAAAAACCGCCGCTTGCGTAAAAACATCTTTAGCATTCAGCAGAAGCAAGACTTTCTGCGCTTGCTCGTTAAACTTTTCCTTATCAACGCCTTCTTCAAGGGGTTCAACCTTGAACCAGTTGTCAAAAATGTCATGAGCCACCGCGAAAACAATGCGGTGGGCTACAGGCTCACGTTTAATCGCAAAAGTGATATTGTCATATGCGAGAGGTTGGCCAAACTCTGCGCCCAAGCCTGCGTAAACACGTTGAATCTCTGCTTGCGTTCCAGAAGGTTTAGAGGCAACGGCAAACCTTCGCAGAACATACCTTAAAGCCGCTTGAAAACTAACCATGCCCTTCAGCCTCCGCTTTGGCTTCAAGCAAGATCTGGCGAATCACTTCTTGAACACTACGAGCCTTCCGCCTTTTCAATTCCTTTAAAAGCCACTCGTAAAGCTCAGCGGCGACGCTCTGCTGGAAAATAGGCAAGCATTCAACACCAACAACAATATTAAGCCACAAAAATAAAAGAAAATCTGAAATCAAGCTTTAATGAAACTCTCATTTAAGAAACTGCTCAAAAACTGAATCTTATTCGTAGACTTTCACAATGCGTAAGGAAACTCGCAATTGGGAGGTTCATACTACGTTGATAAGTCAAATTGGCGAAGAAATTTTTGAGGGCATAAAGATCGGAACGTTTCCTTCATTAATTAGAAGGAGTGGACGACCAGCGTATTCTCCTTTATTGCTTTTGTTACAAGAGGGATTGAAATACCATGTTAGAAGTTTTTCTGCACCATCAATTAAAAGGGCATTCTCGCCAAATTCAAGCCAACCAACCCAAACATTTATCTGGTCTTTATCTTTCGCATTAGCTTCTTTCATAACGCACCTGCCTACAGTGTCCATTTGACCTCTAAAATGATCCTTTGCTCTCTTAAATCCGCCTTGTTCTTCTGCTTTACCCACATAGAACACCTTTGAATCTTTCTCTAATAGGTAAATACCTTGTGCTCCTATCAATTTTGCCGGTATTTTTTGGCTATACTTGAAAGGTTTTTCCCAAACTATTCTCAGTTGTTCACCCATGTCAAGCGCACCATTTTTCTTGGATTCGCATCTCCTCACAAATATGTCCCAATTAGTCATATGCAATGGTTAATTCTAAAAGTCTTATGAACGCCAAATCAAGAAACCAAGCTTAATTAGAGAACCGTCAATAATAAATGATTCATTGGTGCTGTTGAATGCTTAAATAACCTGAAAATTAGTGAATTAAAGTGGCGAGTCTATTGCTGTCATTTGCGTTTCAGCTTCCTTTAATATTCGAATTAGCGCTACTTTTGCTGTTGCTTGTCATAGGCATCATTATCATTATTTTGGTTGTCAAAATTTTGCTTTTCATTCTGCCAGCCGCCCTCATAGCCATAGTAGTCTGGCTTCTCACAGGAAGCCTCTTCTGGGCCGGAGTTGTTTTCCTAATCGTAGCCTTCATATCGTTATTAAAGCGATGATAGACTAAACCATTAGCAAATTATGCTTTCAATATCACTCACATTAGGATGATTTTGCTGTCTTTCTTCTACTTCTAACAGGTACTGGTTCTAATAGTCGTTTTTGCGGTTCTTTTTCGATTAACTCATGCATAGCTGGCTTCTCTTGTAGAATGTTTTCTATTCCGCTCGATATTGCACTGTATACTTGATGTAGTTCTTCTTGTATCGTCTTTCTATCTTTCCAAAGCCTTTCATGTGCTTGCTCTTCCTTGTTTTGCAGATCTGCCATGTCTTTGTAGATGGTGTAGAGTCTCCCTATGTTGCTTGTGAAAGTTTGGCTTTTAACATAGTCGTATAATTTTGCCTCTTTTGCTTGTCGATCTTTACTGCTTTCTGCTTGCTTACATATTTCAATAATTGCTCTACGTATTTGCTTGACGACCTCAACTACTATGCTTGGATGTGCAAGTAAGACGCCATCTTTTTCTCCAAACAATCTGTTCTTTACATCTTTTTTGGGAAGGTTAGGCGAGACGATGATAACATAATTTGTTTCATACTTTTTCTGGTAGTTCTTTGCTTTCTCGATATCTCTCTTAGTCACGCTCTTTGCTTGTTTATTATCATAGACAATTGGTATTTCCAATATTCCCATCGTTGTTCTAATTCGTTGGACTATGTCTCCACTTGCTGTCCCCCTTTTTTGCCGTTCAAACTTGTCATCTGGGAAGGCTTGCCTAAGAACTGTGTAAAGATCTCGCTCCGACGCTTCTCCCTTTAGCTCTGGTTGGCTTTGTGATAACTTTCTTTTGAGTTCTTCAATTTCATTTCTGAATCGTTCTATTTGGATATCTCGCTCTTGGATGCTGTTTTTTAACTTCTGGATTTCGCTCTCAGCCTTAGCCTGTGCTATTTTTAGAGCTTGTTTTTTTATTTCTTCTATTTGATTATCCTTTTCCTCAATTTCCCTCTTGTGTTCAGCCAGCATATTCTTTTTTAATTCCTCAAAATGCTTTTGATTTTCTTTAATTAAGCTTTCATAACTATTTTTTAGTTCTTGTAGCTGACTTTTGTATGCATCTTCCAATTCTTTTTTAAATTTTTCACCGCTCTCTTTTAGACTTTTAATTTTAACTTCATAATCTTGGACTACTTGCTGAAGTTTCCGCTCATAGTCTTGTGTGACTTTCTTGTTTTGTTCACGATAGGTTTCTTCAACCTTTTTCTTGAGCTCTTCCATAACTCGGTAATATTCTTCGCTGGAAAGCGGATTATTACAAAGAGGGCACCTAAATTCTTGCAACACGTTTAAATTCGTACTCTGCAACTTAAATCCTTAAAAATTAAACTTTTAGTGCAAATAAATCATTTATGAAGCACACATACATATTTACAATTACAAACTCACAGAAACTATCAAATGGTCATAAATTTTCCTTCGCAATTAAACTGTAAATTATGTTATCTGTGAATCTAAATCCATACTCCTTCAGTTTTTGGATAAATATGAAAAACTGTGATCTTGTTAGGATGCCTACATCTAACATTATTTTTAGAAGACGCAATGTACCGAAGTATTTAATCCCTAATTTGCTTGCTGTGCTTCTGGCAGCTTTGTCGTCAAGCACTGCTACAGCTTCCTTAGCATTAATTCCAAATTTTTGGAAATTAAGTGAAAGAAACAATACAGCAAGTTCTCCGTTTGCTAAAGCAGGATAACGATTTTTAAGATTTTCAAAATTTTTAGGATTAATAATACATGATTGACAGTTGAGAACACTCTTTAATTCCATAATATCTATGTTGTTACTGATCTCTTCTAACACCAGATCTGGTATCACTATTATCCAATTCTTCATTGAAGCGAGTTTTTTCAAGTGTGCAAAACAGTTTAGGTTTTTTAATGCACTAATCACAGATGAGTCAAGAATTAGTGCCTTCATTAGATATCATTTCCTTCAGAAGTTCCTTGTCGTCATATTCATATATTGGAATACCTTTGTTTTTTAGTAAAGTCACATACTCATTTAAAGGAATCTTTGCAATCGCAGCTGCACGTTTTAAGCTAATTTTGCCTTTTTTGAATAAATCAATTGAAACTTTAAGTCGTTTTTGTTCAATCTCTTCTTTAACTTCTGATTGCTCAGCAAAATCTTCGAAAGTAGAATAAATAAATACAAGCAATTCATCTCTCGACATGTCTCCAAGAAAATTCTTAACATCTTTAATCAGCTCTTTAACTTCGTTTTTTTCACTTCTCCACAAGTCCGAAGCAATACGTTTTCCCTTTTCCGTTAGTCTAAATCCTTGGGAGTCCTTTTTGATATACTCCGAAATACTTAATTGCGAAAGATATTCGTCTACGAGTTCACTGAAGGGTCCTAAATAGTATGCCTCAAATTCCTCTTTCGCAGATGGAATGTTCCTAAAAATTAGAAACATTTCTTTTTGCAACCACAGATTCCCACGAACTGGTTTATCATTTGCGTAGAGTAGCAAAAACAAGTATTTTTCAACAGGATCTATTTCGTCATGTTGTTCCATTCTCATCACCCTTCTATTTTTATAAAGGCTTAGTCAATTTCATTTTAGTTCCCAAGTCAATTATTTGCTTTACTTCTTTCTTCACTTGAGATTTTGATTCAAGATAGTACTTTAACTCGTTTTCCTGAATCTTCTTTCGAATGACTTTCGCCTCCAAAGCCTGTTCCTTGGCATTTAAAATTCGTTGGAACATGCGTCTTCTATTAATATCTATTGCTCCTATTTCTGAGGGAAATAATCCTTTAACGGCTGCTATGTCTTCGCGATAATAACCGTAATCAGTTCTATTGAAAAATCGAATGGGAGGCATTTTGACATGAGTGCCCAATTTTTGATAGAGATCTGGTGTGAGTTTTAAAGGCACATGAGGACCCCCAAAACTGTCGAAGCCAGAATAAAACGATAATATATCCTTAGCTGGTGAGATTTCTAAAGTTCTCAATGCTCTACCTGAACCTACGTTAAATCCATGCAGATAGCCTTCTTGACCATATTCCTTTCGAATTTCTTGAAGTTTTCTTGTTATCATTCCCAACTGAGTCGATACCAAAATAGGATGTCTTCCCCTAAGGTCCATTGCAAAAATGAAAATCCCTTTTCGGATGTAAAAATCCACTATTATTCTCAAGTCACGATGGGAACCATAAGGGATTAGTCCAATTAGGGGCTTTTTGTTGTAAGAGTCGGCTAACTGGAAAAATTTATTTAAAAAATCTAAATATGCAGTTGGTGAAATATCCCGCAAAATTGGTGGAATCAAGAAATCAACTGGTTGGTTGTATATTAAGTCAAAAAGGTACTCGATCTGCTTATCTGCTGGAATTTGTTTCTGGCTGTCATATTCCACAAATAATAGAGTCAATTCAGTTTGCCATGGTATTTTGCGGAGGGCATTAACAATGCTTGCATTAAATCGTTCTTGATAAAAGACATCAGTTTCAAGTCTATATAAGGTGTTATATTTTAATCTTCGATAGATCTCATTCAACCCTCTTACTGCAGAATCAGTTATACTGATAGCTTCACAATCCTTTTTTTCCTGTAAATGGAGAGCCCTACAAGGCGTTAGTACGCTTTTACTGCCTATTCTTAATATGGCATTTCTGGCCAAAAGCGAGGCATCTTCCTGCTCAGCTTTAACGAATTCCGGCATAAGTTCACCTACTCTATCTTAATTTATACACTATTAATAACTTCTATACAAAATAAATTCTTTTTATGCTACCTTTTGTGTGTGCGTGCGCGCCACTGCACAGTGTAGATGTCTCTCTGTTTCTTTAAGAATCAAGCTTTCTTCTTTAAGATGAAATAATGGCCTCTCCACTAACTTATCTCTATGTTATTTCATCCTTTTCTTTCCTATACGTAAGCGTCTATTAGTCTCTCTTCCTGTCTCTCTGCACACGCACACACTAACTTTTTTCGGCTCTCACCTCCTCTTCTATGCTGTTCTGTTTCAGTCTCATGTCGCTCAGTTTAATCTGTCTCAGCTTCTCTCTCAAGTGCTGGCTGACAAACTGTTCTATGGCTTCAACATCTATTCTGTAAATGACTATTCCAAAAGGATTCTTTGTAGCAGTCTTTAGAAATGCCAAGTCTTCTGTGAGCAAATTCAAATACTTTTGAACTGTCCGCTTGTCTGCGCCTATGCCTATCTTAATGATTCTTTCAACTTCTGTGGATGTTATTTGCAGCCTATAGCCTCTGCTCAGCATTTCCTCGGCGAGTTCAACGCATTTGCGGAAAGCCTTGCTTACCATTTCCTTTTCGCCTTTTATTCTGGCTTTAGTGGTTTTCTTCGCCATTTTGGTTCAAAGCCCACTATGAAGTCGTGTAGGGTTACGCAGGGTTTTGGTCCTGCTGTCCAGCCTACATCGCCCCTGAGCCATCTTGTCAGCTTGTCGCTTAGCTGGAAGGCTTCGTCTAAAACCTTCACGTGTCCATTGTCTTCTGGAGCCCAAGTGTAATACTGCCTTTTGAAAACTGGGCTTTCGTTGAGCAAGTCAGTTGTCAAGTCGCTTTCCATGAAAATGGGGAATACTCCCCAGCCGTTTCCGCCTCGTTTAGCCTTTACAAGTCCCCAGCGGAATGGCGGCGGCTTTGCGTCTGTGAATTTTCTGTATAGGATTATGGGTATGGGCTGGTTTATGGGCCACGCGTCAAGCTGTTTTATTAGGGCTTCTGGGCTTCCGTTGTAGGCTATTTCTGCTCCGAGGTGGAAATACCCTTCAAATCGGCATATCAGGTAAATCCACCCCAAGAAACCCAATGGGTTTTTGCCAGCCTTACTGGACTATTTTTAGGATTCCCTGCTCCGCGTTATAGCTTACTTCTTTGACTTTGTAGCCGCTGGCTCTGATCATTTTCGCGTTTTCTTCTGTTATTTCGCCTGTGTAGGCTACTTTTTTCGCTCCGCTGAAATAGACGGCTTCCACAATGTTTCCGTTTTGGTCTTCGCGGTAGAATACTTTTCCGCCGTTTTCAGCGCCTGCTTTTATATACCCATAGAAGAGCTCCCAGTCTTTGACTTCGCCTTCAAGCCTAAAACTCACTGCAGCCACGCCCCTTCCGTAGAGCCTAAAGGCTTAGCGTATTTTTCAACGAATTTCCTGTATTCGCTTGGATGCCTTTCAAAGTCTGCAAGTGTGCTGTTGGCTTGAACCTTAAAGATGATTATGTGACCGTTGTTTTTGTCTATACCGTAGACGCGGAAAATCAGCTTGTAAAAGAACCCGTCCTTTGTTTTTCTTTTTGCAGCGTGGTGTATGGGTTTGGCTGTGTCCACCTTTTGCTTAAACTCTTCGAATTTGTAGAGGATTTCCCTCATTGGACATGCCCTCTTATTATGGCTTTTTCGAGGGCGGTTAGCTCCCAAGTGGCTAAGACGCCGAAAAGGTTGCTGGTCAACCGTTTAAGCAAAATCGGGTCTTGCGGTGGAACAGGCTTCCACTCTTCAACTTCCCACAGAATATGATAGTTTTTCAGCCGGTGCTTGACGTCTTCAACGAGGATTTTTGCTGGGATTATTGGGGCTGGACACTGAATCATTTGGTTTTTAATGTTGTATGTGTTTAAGGGACGCGTCGGGTCTATAGGCTGCCACTGAAATGTTCCAGAGGGCAGTTTAACCTCTGCATAAGTTTTTCTGGGCTGCCGTTGCCAACGGTCAAGCCTTTCCATGCTGAAAATTGCGCCTCCATCCTCAATTTTTAGACAGTTGCATTGTTTGGCGTCTGCTCTGCAAATCGCAAGCCTCGGGTCGCCTTCAAGGTTTAAACCAGCCTTCCTGAAGCTTTCGTGTATGTCTATGATTTTCTTTCCATGCTTTAGATGTCCATAAACAGCCATGAGTTCGCGACGGATTTCCTCTTTTCTCAGCTGAGCGTGTCGCCTTAGCGCCTGTTTTAAGGCTTTGAACTCCTCTTCAGCTTGCGTTTGCGGTAGGGCTAACTCTTCAACTTCCATGGGCTCGCTCTCCTTTTGGCAGGTTGTATTGTTGGAAAAGCCTTCGCAGTGCCTCTTTGACGACTTCTGTTCTGCTCACGAAACCGTATTTGCCTACGAAAGTATCGATTTCGTCCACGAGATTCTTTGGCAGCTTTATAGTTACATACTTGCCGCCCATGCGGTTTTTCACCTGCAGATCCTATTTCAGTATTGTTAGAGTATTTAAAATTGATGTAATAGATTACTAATAAGTTACACTTTTATGGCTACGCGGTTTTGACAGAAAATTTTATACATTCAAATTAACCATATATGACTAATGGATGCGTAATATGAACAAAAATAAGGCAGGCTCAGATCACATAACAATAAAACTTCCAAAAGAATTAGTCGAGGAAATGGACAGGCTAATAGGCGCGTTGGGTTTTAGAAGCAGAGGAGAAATAGCCAAAGAAGCCATTAGACAACTTTTAAGCCATTACAAGGAAAGCCTTGCCCCGCCTGCATTGCCATCGCTTGAGCATTTCAACATAAGCGAGCATGGAGTCCGCGTATTAGACAGAACCCTCGGCAACGGCGTGTCAAAAGGACGCATAATAGACGTCTACTTTAAACCTGACAAGATTTTATGCGAATACTGCCGCACCGACAACTGCCGCCATGTGGAATTTGCCCTAAGCATACCAAAAGTTAGGAAGATTTTAATCGAGAAAGGCTGGCCAATAAGCGCCCGAATAAAGGAAGAATAAGCAGCATGAAGACGCTTAGAATATCAGACGAAACACACAGAAAACTAACGGCTATGCTTGGAACATTAATGGCACAAACTGGCAAACCACAAACATACCAAGACACCATAGATGCTATGCTAAACAAGTCAGTAATATTGCCGCCTGAACTCCTCGCGGAAATAGAGGGTTTCATAAAGGAAAATAAGCATCTGGGTTATACAACAAGAGAGGAATTCATAAGAGACGCAATAATATGGCGGCTAAAACAACTCCGCGAAAACGTAGACTGCGTAGAAATTCCGAGGAAAAAATACAAAAATTAAATCGTCCATCAAAGAAATGAACGCGCCATTCTATATGATGCATAGCGTTTTGTACAAAAGCTAAATAGACGAACCCTCAAAAACATTAGACATATTTTGAAGGGGAAGAAGAAAAGCAATCGCCAAGAGAGACATATTTTACCTTAACTCTCCTTTTTGGAATTTCTCCCAATCATTAGATACGCCTGGCAGAACCTTTTTATGGTTATTTTCATCGGAAATAAATTTATCATCAATTGGTACCCATTGCTGTAGGGCGCCCAGTATAAGTGCGTCATAAAGCGCTGTAATGAACTTACGTGGGATACCATTTGTTTTAATGCATATGTATTTGAGTACATTTTCAGAAAATGGATATAGCTCCTGTTTTCCTTTACCCATTCTATAGTGATTAAGATAAAACAAAGTCAATTTAACGGCGTCGTCAGGCGTTAACGGTTTAACAATAATCATGGTCTCTTCGTTAATTGGTGCGATAGTTTGAATATATTCACCTGCCGCTCCCATAAGCACTCTTTCTGCCTCAGGATGCAAAGAGACAATCAAAGTTGCTCTATTTTGTATTGCTCTTAGAAGATCGTTAAAATCGTTTGCCAATCTTCTTAATTGTGCAGGTCCTATGTGAGAGCGCACAAATTCCTCAAATTGATCCAGAAATATTATTGGCTTCTTCATATCGCAAGCTTCCATAAGTGCGAGTAAATAACCAAAAACCTCAGATGCTGACCATATCAGCACCGAACGTCTTATATTTGCAAACTTTTTTGCTGTCTCTCCAGGAGTAGTTTGAAGGATTTTAGTTAATGCTTCTGTGAGTCCAGGAATGACTTGTCGATAAGATTGTTTTAGCAATATTCCTTTAATATTACTGTAAGTTATCTCTCCTATCTTAGACTTGATTTTCTCGAAAACTTCTTGAGCTGCCATTGAATCTATTATGCGTCCTAAAGTGGAAGACGTTGACAGACCACCAGTGGCTTCAGTCCACACTGTCAGCGTACCAACATTTGTTAATTTCCAATAAACAGAAGCCATCAACGCAGACTTTCCTGTTCCAAGAACTGAAGCTGTGGAATTTACATAGATTACGTTACATCCTTTATGAATAAGAGACATTAATTTTTTTGCTTCGTTTGAAACTATTTCTTCGCAGAATAACTGTCCATTTAGCCTTGGATCATTAGCCCATATGTTAATTTGTGAATTGGGGAAAAAAGGAATATCTTTTAAGTTATATTTAGATAAATCAATTTGCATCTTTCAGTTCCTCCATATTAGTCTTTTTATAAACTCTGATATAAGTTGCGTATATTCCATCCCCTATAACTGGACAATTGAGCGCTTTAATTAGCAAGCCACTTGAAGGTTTAAACGAAATCGTTCCTTGGCTTAACTCTGCAGTGATGGTCTTCCCAACCATCGTTTGGAGTATTATTTTGTTAAATTGTTTGTCACTAATACAAATTTCCTCCGTGACTTTCTCTCTAAGCTCCAGGAGATCAACAATTACTCCCCATTGTTGCCGAGAAAGAGAAAGGTAGTTTCGCGAGAGAACTTCTTCAAATTCTAAAGTATTTAATTTCTTATTGTATAATAGCGTTAATCCGTCATCCAAATTGATTCTATCCTCATAATTGTCAGACGCAACCGAAACAGAAGGTACGATTTGGCATGTCAAAAAAATGTGCTCGCAACAGTTTTCAGAGCTAATTCGCCAATTTATAAGGCCAAGATCATAAAGCAAATCTCGAATGGTGTAAAAAGATGCAACATCTGTCAAAAAACCATTACTTTTTAAAAACTCAGGCAATCCGCTAATTCTCGAGCGATTTTTAAAGGCAAGCGGAATGTAAAAATGACCATTAGTGTCTTGAAGGCGTCTAAGAAAAAGACTATATGCCCTATATTTTGAATTCAGCAACAGAGATATAATGCCACTTTCATATTCTTTTTGGGAAAATTTTTGATGCGAATATAACTCTTTGATTCGCAGAGGACAAGATACCCTTCCTTTGCTAATAGTAAAAATGCCAACACCTTTTGCAAATGCTATTGTGTCTTTTACAAGGCTTTTGTAAGATATCTGTGCACCAAAATGTCGAAGCGCTCTCCGCCAACCTGTTTGAGTTATCTTGAGGCGGATTGCTTCTCTATTTGCCCTGTCCTTTTCAATAATTGATTGTATGTCATTTTCAGAAAATATATTTCCATCATTTTCGACAGCATATTTAATGAGCCACATTAACTGCGATTCAAATCTAACTTTTCTAACGGATCCCCATCTATTTTTGACATCAGAACCGGTCCTATATTCTCTCATAGAGTCTCACCAAGGTCATTGCGTACATCCAACTTTTCAAAACGCTTTTTTACAGGAATAAAACGACTCGTATCAAGATTTTTTTCTTTGATAATACGATCCGCATGTGGTGAAATCAAGTAAATTTTTAAAGAGTTATTTTTTCTACACACATCAGTGAAAAGTTGTCTGATGTTAGGATCCCTAAAAGAATATCCCACAACTATGCAAATTCGACAAAAAAGAAGTTTCTTTTTCAGAAGATTAAGAAGCTCGAGTTGAGGTTCTCTTGCTAAATACCGATGCATACCGGGATATATCAAATCTGGAAACGCTTTACGTCCAGCAATGACCAATGGACCCTTTTTCGGTATCAATGTTAGTCGCTCAACCTCTCCACTATCTAATTTAGCATAAGTCACAGTCCCGTGGAGCTTGTACAGACGCAATGCTGCTACGGATGTTTCATAGTATTCTGGTTCGAATACATAATACCCCGTAACCTGCTCCCTGTAACCATCATAAATTCTGACCCCATTTCTTTTTGCATATAACTCAATTACATTATCGTAGTTAGTTGTAAAGACGTCAATTGCTGGGCATTCCAATCGACCCTTAGGATCGCAGTATGGCAAATTAAAAGTTTGAGCAAGACTTTGAAAGAACTGCCCATATATGCTCATTATGTTAGTAATAATCTCCTCCTCTGAAATGAAGCATTTTCGTACTATATAATCCTTGATTCTTTGAGACATGCGGGCTTCTCTCAGTCTTTTTTTGAAACAAGCAGGCGCTAAATTTGTTGCCTCCGCGAAAGAAGGGCCTATTTCAAGTATTGCATCCTTAGGATTAGCCCAAAAGTCAGCTACTGCAAGTACCGCCTCGATGTCATCTAAAAATCCAAACTTTCTTACATTTTCTCTAATGCCGTGAATTCTGTCCGCATAACATTTCAAATCCTTCTCGAGATTTTCAACAATCTTTACAGTATCGGGAATGCCAAATGGAACGGAGGCTCCGGCTCCAAGAAATACAGTAATATTACTGGTCGTCGATTGAGCAGCACTCATTTTTATTGACCTTTTGTTAATTTCATATTATTACTTGTTACTGACCTTTGTTTTTTTACTTTTTCTTGGAGAGACTTCCTAAGTTTCAGCGCATCTCCTCTTTCCCTTATCTCAATTACATCGTCAGTAAGAGGATATGGTGAATATCCTATCTTTTGTAAGATTATTGGTTTGAGTTCAAGATCTATCTCATATCCAATACTGTTACGCCTAAGCTCTTTTGCCACTTTTGTTGTCGTTCCTGAACCTAAAAATGGGTCCAATACGGTTTCGCCGACAAATGTAAATAGCTTAATCAACCTTCTTGGAATTTCTTCGGGAAAGGCAGCTATACCCTCTTCAAGTCTTCCGCTTCTCGGAAGTACATTTGTTATATCCCACACAGAAAGATACCATTTATTATGACTAAACTCTTTTAGATTAATTTTTGATTCCTCGTGTTCAGGTCCTATTTTCGGATATTTGTATTCGCCTTTTTGAAGAATGAGAATTTCTTCATATATGTTATCTGGATAAAAATACATCGGGTAAGGATGTTGTAACAAAACTCCGCTTCTACGACTTATCCTTATATAACCCTCGGGTTTTTTCCAAATAATTCTATCGCGATAAGTGAACCCCTCTTCAACCATTACTCTAACAATATCCGCTGGTACGGGAAATAGCTTACCATTTATTCTAACATCTTGCGTAACAAAGCAAGCTATACGTCCAGGCGCTAAAACCCTTCGTAACTCCTTCGCCACATCTCTTATCATATCAAGAAACTCTTCGTAACTCTTAAAAAGCTCAGGATAATCAAAAGGTGCGTTGAAGTATGGCGGAGAAGTCACTACCAGATGTACCGAGTTATTGGGAATTTCCTCCATTTTTGCACAATCACCGAAAATGATTTTATGCCAAGTTCCCAATCACTTCACCTTAATACCTATGGTCTTTGCATATTCTTCTAATGCTGCATGGATAACATCAGCTTTGAGAATACGACTCGGTGGACCTGTGTTCTTTTGAAGGTGCTCTACAACTGCATTTAATATTTTAAGGGTGTCTTTTGATATATATACCATGGGCATAGGCATCAATTTTGTAATATGTGTTGTTAGTATTTAATATTATTTCCTATGCAAACCAATTATCTGATTAAAAACGCATATTTAGTGTTCTACTATTAAGTTGTTTGAGGTTTCAATAAATTGGACTCGATAACAATAGCTTCCTATACATTGGATACTCTTCAGATATATTTCGCTTGGGATGATGACTTATATACATATCTAAAAAATGGAGGGTTTGGACAAAGTGGCTTTAAGCAAAAAACATTGCCAATAATATATTCCGATAACTGTGAAAGCACAACAGGCGTCCAAGAAAGAAGAAGAAAATACGTTATTAACCCAAAGTATTTTGGTAAAACATATGAAGAACTCGGATGGAAACAGACAGACAGAGAAACAGAACCAATAATACCCTCAGAAAAACCTAAAATAACAATCTCGCTGATTAACGAGGAAATTTTGGAGTTTAGAATTAATCCTGAAGTAAATGGAAAGGAGCAGTATCACCTTGAATATTCAACAATGGCAGCCTTTGGAAGACTTTACACAAATTGGGCCATTCCGGTTCTAAGAATCAACGATTTCAAGGATCTAATTTCCCGTTTACATGAGCTACTTTCCATTCCAACAAATAACTTTATAGACGCAACTATTTACATGGAAGAAAAACAAGCGCAAAGAGAACGGATGTTTTTTGTCAAGGTTCCAATAAACTCTTACAAATTTAGCATAGGGGAATTCCAACATGCAAAAGATTTCCTGTTAATGAATGGATTTAAAGGAAAAATTCCCTCCCTCGTATTTAAAAATGAAACACAATACCTGGAGAAAATGGAGCCTGTTCTAAAAGTCGGTTTTGTGCATACAACAGAAGAGCAGGGCTTTGAAGTTCGAAAGCCCCAAATAGCATTAAAGGTTGCTCAAGATAAAATAACAATGAGTCTCAGAGGAAAACGAACAAAAGTAAAAGGAATTATTACATTAGATGAAATCTATGAAAATTATTTTAAAGTCCCAGCCAAAATATTTACTCGCTTATCGGTAAGTCTGCTTAAAAAGTATTTTACATAAAAGCTTTGACCACATCGCATTGGCAAGCATAAAGGACACAGCATTATCTGAAAAGAAATCCATACCTTTATTTAAGCATAAAGCTGAAAAATAAACTTCAATATTTAGAATTTTCACATGAAAAATCTGCATTTCTGCACGTAAACGTGAAATAAACAAGTTTTTGATTTTGATTTTCGCTTGGAAGCGATTCTAAGCCAAATTTAGAAAACTGCGCCTATTTCTTAAGAACAGAAAGGACAGATATCTATGCGCAAACAGAAAACACGAGGTAAATTCTGGCCTTACATCCGCCCGCTAATCTGGGAGAAAGCCCAAGAGCTTTACCAAATTGAAAACGCCAAAACCATGCACACAGACTTTAAAGGCACAACAGCCACCAAAAAAGAACTCCGTGAAGGCGGCTACTTCCAAACAGCCAAACTAATCATACTCCGCGAAATATCGCAACAGAAAAAACGCTTGCCAACTCCAGCAGAAGAAGAAACCATTAAAGAAAAATCCATACTGCCATTTAAAAACCCGAAACTACAAAATAATAAACGTAAAGGCATGGTGGAAAAATGACTAAAGAGGGCTACACGCACATAATTGTTCCCCAAAGCCTCCACAACCAACTTAAAACCTTAGCCCAACAGAACAACACGAGCATAAGCCAACTCATAAACCAGCTGATAAACATAAGCATAAACGTAAGCCTCAACATCGGTATTAATACCAGTATTAATACCACCCAACTAAACCAGCAATATCTAAGCCTTCCACAAGCTCCAAATCAAAAAACCAGCCTAAACCAAGCTGTTTTCACTAAAAAGGAAGGTATCGGAAACGCAGTTTCTGATTTGGCGCGGGGTGCGGGATTCGAACCCGCGCGGCCGTTACCGACCACAGGCTTAGCAGGCCTGCCCCCTACCAGGCTAGGGCAACCCCGCCATGATTTTTCCTAACCCCGCATGATTTTAAGGTTTCCGCGTCACTTGCGTTTTCTGAAGAACAGCAGCCCGTCTTTTTCGCATACATATTCAAAGCCAACCTCCAGCAACGCTTTAATTTCGTCTGGGGTTTTGGCGACTTTAACGTGGAATTCTGAGTTGCCGTCTTCTCCGAATATGGCTCTTTCAAGTGTAATGTATATTTCTGTGTTTTCGATTTTCTTGTGTCCAAGCAGGTTTTTGACGTGCAAGATGTCCTTGGTTTTATGGTATTCCATGGTTGCTTTCCAATGGCGTATTGTGTGGAAGCCTATGCGCAATAGCCTAGGGTTTTGAAGCTTGTGGGCTAAACGTTTCCTTGTCCTAGCGTAGGTGTCTTTTAGGCTTGCCAAAGTCTTATTTGAGAAAATTCGCTCGCTGTTTCTGGGTAAAGCCTTGAGCATTTCAATAAGTTTGCTGCTTACCCGCCAAATTCTTGGGTTGCTTCCCTTTTCAGGCGTGTTCAATATTATTAGGCGCCTTTCAAAGTCTATGTCTGTCCATTTCAGGCGGAAGGCTTCTCCGGCCCTCATGCCCGTCTCCTTGAGGGTTTGGAGGAAACATGCAAGGCGTTTGTTGCTTCCAGCAATCAAAGCGTCTATCTTGCTTTCGAGGGGGATGAAGGCTGGAAGCTTCTTCGGAACGTGGCATTTAGGCTTATCCCATGACAGCCCCAAGAAGCGTAGAAACTTGGTGTAAGCGTTTATCACGTTTCTCCGCCTGTTGGGGCTCCATTGCTTTTCTTTGGCTAAAACTTCTTTAACGCTTTCGGGGTCTAATAGGTTGGCGCCTCTGTCCATTAAAGCCTTGAGGCATGAACGGTATCCTCTGATGGTTTCATATGTGAGCCCTTGTTTCTCAGCGTTCCAGAGGAATTCAACGATTTTGCCTTTAACGTCCGCCTGGCTTGTTTGGATTATTTCTGTGGCTCCCGCTTGCCCGCTTCCGCTTTTCTGTTCAATGTTGCTCATGGCCCCCTCCACGCTTTGCTCCAGAAGGGCCAGGGCTCTGGAGCTGCATTCATGTAAATCTATAGCGGCCTTTCTTTTTAAATGCTTGTCTTTTAGGGTTTTTTGCCTTTGAGTTGTGGGCCAGCTGAAGCGGTAGCCGCAGTTTCTGCATAAGTAGCGTTGAACGGTTGAGCCGTCGCTTAAATAGCGCAAGCCATCCTTGTAAAGCCTATCTGAACCGCATTGGGGGCAGCGTGGCTGGGGCTGGGCTTC